TCGAGCTTGCCCGGCTGAGAGGGGAAGTTGTGGAGGCGGCGAAGGAGTACACGACGAAGCGTGAGTACCAGAACATAGAGGCGTTCCGGAAGGACCAGAACAGGCTGGCCGAAATTCTGGAGGCCAAGGTAGAGGCCCTCGCCAACATGTCGTGCGACTTGCAACAGTCAAAAGTCAGGGCGCAGAATTACGACATCAACATGGGCGGTAGGAGAACGGATGAGGATGGGCCAAGACCCGCGCCGAGCTATCGAAGGTGAAGGCCGACCTCCTCGCCCAGGCCGAGAGGGTGGCCGCTTTGCAGGCGGAGGCGTACATTGAGAACGTGAGCGAACTCACATGGGATGAATTGAAACTATCCGTTGAGGCCGTCGAAGCACTCTCAGCGGAGGGGACGAAATGAAAATAGAAATCAAGATCCGATACGACGATAAAGTTATCTACGCTGGAGAATTTGACTCGCTCAAGAGCGCGTTGGTAGCAGCGGTCAAGGCCAAGGCGGACCTGCGCGGCTCGGACCTGTACTGCGCGAACCTGTACGGCGCGGACCTGCGCGACGCGAACCTGGGCGGCGCGGACCTGCGCTGCGCGGACCTGTACTGCGCGAACCTGTACGGCGCGAACCTGTACGGCGCGAACCTGTACGGCGCGGACCTGCGCGGCGCGAACCTGTACGGCGCGAACCTGTACGGCGCGAACCTGTACGGCGCGAACCTGGGCGACGGAATCATTATCCAGCTAGGCCCACTAGGCTCTCGCAAAGACTACCTCATCGCCATTGTCTGCAAAGGCAAAACCGAAATCCATGCAGGATGTTTCCGTGGCACCCTCAAGGCCCTGCGCGAGAAAGTGGAGAAGACCCACGGGGGCAACCAGTACGGACAGGAGTATGCGGCGGCAATCGAGTGCATCGAGAAGATGATTTCGGCGAGGGAGTCCCGGCTCAACGCCGGGGACAAGGGGGAGTGATGGCCTTAAGGTCCCAAGTGTTCTGCGACTTTTGTAATCCTGAGTGTGATACGAGTCAGGGACGTGGATGGCTTGACCAATGTACGGAGTCATGGGCCATACTTGGGTTTGAGTGGGAGTCACACCCAAAGGGAAAGATTATGTGCGTCCAATGTCAGGACGAGCGAGATGCCGAGGGACCCAAGACTGGCAAGGAGACGACATGAAGAAACTCGCAAGACTGAAAAGGTTCTACGCACTGAGGGCGGCGTCCGACCGGATTGATATAGCTGCCTTGGATGCGTCTGAGTCTGCGGGAATCTGCATAGGGATACGGTGAGGATCGACTTCGCCAAGGCAGAGAAGGAGGTAGCATGGAGAGTGAGATTCTGAGGGCGGGGGGTGACGTCCAGCGCGCTCGTATCGATATGGACACACGACCGCTGGGCGCATGTCCAGGCCAACCGGGCCGCATCGTGACGGGCTTCAAGGACTGCAAACACGAGACTCTGACCAAGCGGGAGCTTGAGGCCAGGCTCACGACGCTTGTCCAGGCCTGCATCATCTCTCCAGATGTCGCGCAACTCGTCATGGACCGGTACTCCGAGTTCCCGAAGACCATCACCATGGACGTGCTGCGCATGGCGTGGTACGTCGAGAACGCCTGGAGGTGGGAGCGATGGGAGAAGGCCAGGGCAAAGGTAGCGGCTTTGACGGAGGCGCTCCGACTGGCAGAGATCGAGGAGACCACGTCACGCGAGGGGGCCATGGCGAGCAAAGCGCCGTGGTGTAAGGCGGTTGATAACCAACCGTAGCGGTGTTATACTTGGAGGGTACACATGACGCTTGAAGAAGAACTGAAGTGCGAAGGTCTGCTCGGATTCGGCGCGGGCTATGCGCTGGGCAAGCAGAACGTGAAGCCGACGGAGATGCAGACGCTCGACATCAAGGACAACCATTGCGCGAGCCATTGCGCCATCTCCAAGTCATGCCTAGGAAGGCACCGGACCAAGTGCCGGCTGATGTTCCCGAACGCGACCAAGAGCTTCGACAAGCTCTGCGACAAGGGCGGGCAGGCCAAGGCAACCCGGCTCTGGCGCGAGATGTACCCGCAGGCGCCGCTTGAACCGTACCTGACGCAGATGCTTGCCAACCTGCAGGATGGATTCGCGTTCGCCACGAAGGGCAAGGTCGAGGAGCGCGGAAGGCTGACGCTCGGGTATCCGGTGGCGGCGTGAAGTGCAAACTCTGCGGCCAGGAGTTCCTGACCGGGTTGTCCTGCTGGATAGGGGCGGCGCCGTGGCCGACGCTTTGTAATGTCTGCTCGCCGAAGCACACCGATGTAAACCCCGAAGAACCCATGATGCGCACGGGGGCTGAGTTCGTCGCACCATACCCGGAAGGATACAACGACGGAAGAGCGCAGCTTGCGAGTGCAAACGGGGATCTATATCTGGCCCATCCAGACCAGCCAGTCCTCCGTCTCAACGGGGAGAAGTGGGAGAGGGTGGTGTTCAGGCCGATGAGTGATGCGGGTCCCTCCGAGTTCTCGAAAGCGAGGCTGAGCGGTGAGTGATTACGCCGAGTGCCCCGAGTGCGGAAGCAACAAGTTTATGCTGGAGTGGGGTCGTATCGAATGCGAGAACGGGCACGGGTTGGAGGGGGGATGGCCGAGCGCATCCATGATCGACACGCAGCACCTTCTTGCCCTGAAGGATGACGCGATTCTGACGGCAATCAACGACGAGGATTGGGCGCTGTCTGTTAATTGTCTCGAGGCGGCCTTGAAGGTCTCTCTTGGGTTCGACAAGTGAAGAAGACCCCCGCCGAACGCCGCGCCGTTCGCCGTGCTGCTCTGGAGAAGCGGTTCGCGGCTCTCTACGTCGCCAACGGGCGCAATGCAACGGCTGCCTACCGGAAGATGTTCCCGACGTGCAGCTCGGCCTCCGCTGCGACAAAGGGCGGCCAATGGTTGAGAAAAGTTGGGGTCGAAGCGGTAGTCGCCGAACTCAGCGCCGAAGCCTGGAAGAAAGAGCACATGACGGCCGAGGAAGTCCTTGCACGCATGGCCCGGCTCGCTCGCATCAACATCCGTGAGCTGTACTGGCAGCCCGGTGAGAGGGACATCCAGGGTCAGGCGACAACCACCGGACAACTGAAGTCGCTTCACGATCTCACCGAGGCTCAAGCCGAGTGGATCAAGGGCTTCAAGTATTCCAACGACGGCAGGCTCATCATGGAACTGTGGGACAAGCCAAGCCAGCTTGCCAACGTCGCGAAGAATCTGCGGCTGCTGAACGACAAACTCGATATCGGCCTCTCCAAGAAGCTTGAGGACATCATCGCTGAGTCGTACGACGTTGTTGAGAAGAAAAATGCCTCTAAGCCCTGAAGCGCAGCGCATCAAGGACTGGCGCACCATCCCCGGAAAATTCGAGTGGGACAATTTCAAGGTCGAGCCAGACGATTGGCAGATGGAGGAGCTGAAGTTGTTCGGCGACGACACGAAGCCGAAGCTGCGGATCGCAATGCAGGCCTGTGCCGGACCTGGGAAGAGCGCCGTGCTGGCATGGAACGCCTGGAAGTTCCTGGGCTGCTACGGCGGCAAGGGCGAGCACCCCAAGGGCGCCGCGGTGGCCATCAGCAGGGACAACCTGAAGGACAACCTGTGGGCCGAGTTGGCGAAGTGGCGCGAGCGCAGCCCATATCTCAAGGCCGCCTTCGAGTGGCAGAAGGAGCGCATATTCGCCAAGCAGCATCCGGAGACATGGTTCCTGTCGGCTCGCGCATGGCCTAAGAAGTCCAACGCCGAGGAGCAGGGCCGCACGTTGTCCGGTCTTCACTCCGAGTTCGTCCTTGCCCTCCTGGATGAGTCAGGCGAGATTCCTCCGGCCGTCGGAAACGCGGCCGAGCAGGCGCTCTCGACGTCGACCTGCAAGTGGGGCCGCATAGTCCAGGCTGGGAACCCGACGAGTCTTGAGGGCATCCTATACCTCGCCTCGACGGATTGGGCGCATCTTTGGAACGTCATCCGGATCACGGGCGACCCGGACGACCCTAAGCGGTCTAAACGCATAGACAAGGCATGGGCGCAGGAGAACATCGACTCATTCGGTCGTGACAACCCATGGGTCATGTCGCTCATCCTGGGTCTGTTCCCGCCTGCGTCCGTCAATGCGCTCATCGGACCAGACGAAGTGGCCGATGCCATGAAGCGCACCATCGGCGAGGACGCCTACAATTGGGCGCAGAAGCGCATGGGCATCGACGCGGCCAGGTTCGGCGACGACGCATGGGCAATCTTCCGCCGGCAGGGCCTCGCGTCATATCCCATCATCACGATGCGCAATCCTCGGACTCCGGACGTTGCGGCGCGCGCCGTCAACGAGGGCCACAAATGGGGCGGTGACGTTAAATACTTCGTGGACGGCACCGGCGGATATGGCGCCGGGTGCATCGACGCCATGCTTCAGGTTCCCGTTGAGGTCAGTGAGATCCAGTTCGGCGGCGCTCCCATCGACCCCCGCTTCGCTGACAAGCGCAGCGAGATGATCTGGGAGTTCGTCGAGTGGATAAAGCGCGGCGGATGCCTGGCAGACAACCCGAAGTTGAAGCGCCAACTCACCACGGCAAGCTACACTTTCAAGAAAAGCAAACTGTGGGTGCTGCCGAAGGACCAGCACAAGAAACTGCTGAAGGGTCAATCGCCCGACGAGATGGATTCAGGGTCCCTCACCTTCGCCCTGCCTGACATGGCCCGCGGGCTTCAGGGTCGCGTACCAGGCATGGATCAGGAGTTCGCCCGACCCACGAAACCCTACGACCCATTCGCGGACATGGAGGGCGCGATCTCCGCGGCATCCGATGATATCCGTCGGCCGATGTGACAAACGCTTGACTATTCCGCGAAAGTGGGGCTATAATCCCCACATGGAACCGCAGGCAACCGCAACGGTGGACCCGGGACTGGTGCAGAAGGATATACAGTGGCTCCAGTCCGAGATCGCACCGTTCCTGCGACCAGGGAAATACCTTGAATCCGTCGTCGCCATCTCGAACGGAAGGATCGTGAACTTGAAACTCTCAGAGAACAAGAAACCGCCGAAGGATTAGCTAGAGCCGAGCGGGAAAACCGTAGGCCACCGACCGAGGAATATCTCGGCGGTGGCTTTTTTGTTGGGAGGAAGTCATGGGAGCAGCAGTCTTAGTTCCTTCAATAGTAGCGGCCCTGGCAGCCACCTCCGCCGCGGTTGAGAGCAATCAGCAGGTGCAGCACTCCAAGGGGGCCTCTCAGGCCGCAGCCGCCGAGCAGCAGGCCCAGGGTTCGGCGATCCAGACCCAACTCGCTCAGCAGCCCAAGCAAATCACCCCTGACAATTTCCTCTCGATGAAGGCCGGCCAGCTCGCCAACCTCAAGCTCGGGCTCGCCAGCACCGTGACCGGCGCCGGCGGCGCGCCATCGGCAGTCCTCGGTTCGACATCGCTCCAGGCCACCGGAACCGGGAAGACCAAGTTGGGATCCTGATGATCGCTCCCGCCAACTCCCCGGTGGACACCCGATTCGGCACCGGCAAGTCAGTGGAGCCGTGGGACAAGAAAGACTACAAGGTCCTGCCAGAGGAGGACCTGACTCCGTACAAGGCCCGCTTCGACACGATGCGCCTGGAGTACATGAGCAAGCACTACCAGCACCAGCGCGACGTGAGCCGGTTCATCAATCCCAAGCGCGGCTTCTTCGAGGGCTACGTCGCCAACTGGAACGCGCAGATCGACCACAAGCTCATCATTTCCGGAAAGCCACGCCGTTGCGTCCGGACGCTCGCGGCAGGCATGCAGTCGGGCCTCACGAGTTCCGCCTCCATCTGGTTCATCATGGGCCTGCCGGACCAGGACCTTGAGAAGTACGGCCCGGTCAAGATGTGGCTCGAATACGTCCGAGACCTCCTCCTGCGCATCTTCGTCAAGTCGAACGTATACCACTCGACTCATCACGCCTACGAGGAGTTGGGTCAGTTCGGGACCTCCTGCTTCGGCATGTACGAGCACTACCAGGACGTTCTTCGGACGCGCTCCTATACGGCCGGCGAATACTACGTCGGCGTAGACTCCTGGGGCAAGCCCAACTCGAAGGCCAGGCAGTTCTACATGACCGTCGCCAACATCGTCCAGAAATACGGATGGGACAACTGCTCTCAGAAGTGCCAGACAGCGTTCAAGGCGAACCAGCGCGATGCGTTCCTCATGCTCCGCGAGCTCGTTGAGGAGAACGACACCCTCATCGAGGGAAAGATCGGCTTCGAGGGAAAGAAGTGGCGCCAGGTCACATGGGAAGCCGACGGCCAGTCGAAGCGCCCGCTCGATAAGGGCGGCTACAACGAGATGCCCGACATCATCACGCGCTGGGACACCGTCACCTCTGCCGACACGATGGGCGTAGGTCCGGGCATGTATGCCATCGGCGATGTGAAGTCCGTCTACCGGCTCAAGAAGGACCTGCTGCTTGGCATCAACAAAAAGGTTGACCCCCCCGTCATCATCAACGGCGCGGTACAGGGCCGTGCGAACATGAACCCGGGCGGAATCACGCGGTCCAGCTCCACCGTGGCAAACCCGGGCTGCACACCGGCCTACGAGGTTGACATCGACATCAAGGACGGAGCCGATTTCTTGCAGTCCTTCTTCCGCGACCTCGATGAGGAGTTCTACACCGACCTGTTCGCGGCCATGCTCTCTCTGCCGGACAACTCCAAGAGGACCGCGGCCGAGATCGCGGCCAAGCACGAGGAGAAGCTGCTCCTGCTGGGGCCGGTCCTTGAGCGCGTCTACGGCGAGATGTTCGGACCGATGATCGACCGAGGGGGCTCCATAGCCATGCGGGCTGGGCTTATCCCGCCGCCTCCTCCAGAGATACAGGGGATGCAGCTCATCCCCCGCTACGTTTCCATCCTGGCGCAGGCTCAGCAGATGGTAAAGTCCGCGGCCAACGAGCGCGGTATGGCTTTCATGGGCAACGTGGCGGCCATCTATCCGGATGCCCTTGACGTCATCAACCCTGACGAGCTCGTGCGAGACGAGTGGGCATCCCTGGGGGCTTCGGTCAAGGCCGTCCGGGCGCCCGAGGAAGTGGCTCAGATTCGCAAGGCCAAGCAGGAGAAGGCCGCGCAGATCGAGCAGCAGCAGAACATGATGGCGGCAACGGTAGCGGCCAAGAACCTCGCCACGTCCCCGCTCGGTGACAGTTCGGCTCTCGGCCACGTTACCGGCATCCACCCAACCCAGGAAGGCGCGGCATGAGCAAGCAGAAGCCAAAGCAAGAGCCCCTTCCGTCAGTCTCCGGGATGCTCGACACCACCGAGCGCCTGCTGGACAAGGCCGAGAGGGAGCGACTGCTCGAGGCCGACCCGTTGGCCCTCGCAGGCTCCTCGGGCGAGCGTGACAAACTCATCACCGAGCGCGACGAGCAGGACATAGAGCGCGCCCTGAAGGACCCGGCCATGCGCCGGCTGATGTACCGAATATTCACGATGGGCGGCCTGCTCGACCATCTTGGCGACCCAAACAATAACATCATGGCCCATGCGATCGGTCGCAGGTCGCTCGTCGTTGATTTACACAACGAGGTCAACAAAATCCAGCCCGGCATCCTCGGGCAGATGATCCGGGAGCACGTATCCAACGAAAAGAGCCAGGAGGAACCCAAGCAATGAAACAGATCGGAGATCGACTAGACGACCTTGAGAAGGGGCTGGAGGACCTTCGCAAGGGAATACCCGCTCTCGTGCGCTCCGGCATCGAGAAGTTCATCGCCGATGAGAAGGCCAAAGCCATCCAAGCCGAGGCCCCGCAGCCCTCCGGACTCACTCCGGAAAACAATCTCATGCCGAAGGCCCCCGTCGTTTCGGAGGAAAGCCATGCTTCATGACCTCCATGCGGCCAAGCGCGAGAAGGTGGAACTGTGCGAGACCTGCCGCTTCTTCTTCTCGACGCCCAACGGCGGTCACGGCGACTGCCGTCGCTTCCCGCCGACCGGTGCCCACGAGGGGCACCCGACCACGAATCCGCAGGGATACTGCGGCGAGTACAAGGCCGACCAGCACAAGATCGACGCGCTGAAGCCCGTCAAGGACGAGGCAAAGAAGTAGACACAGGAACCAGGAGAAAACCAAATGAGCCCAGAAGCCCCCGTCGCACTCGTCGCACCCCCGCCGGCCGCAACCCCGCCCCCCGCAGCGACTCCGGCCGCACCCGCTTCGCCCCCGGCCTCTCCTCCCGCCGCCGCAGCGCCCTCTCTTGCTGCGACGCCAGAGAAGAAGCCGGAGGGCTCCCTTTTGGGAGACGCGAAAGCGCCGCCCAAGCCCGGCGAACAGCCGGGAGACGGAAAGCCGCAACCACAAGGCGCACCCGAGAAGGGATACACGGACTTCACCATGCCGGAGGGGATCGTCCCGGATGCCAAGGCGCTGGACTCGTTCAAGGCCATCGCGAAGGACCTGGGCCTCTCGCAGGAAGGCGCACAGAAGCTCGTGACCTTACAGGCTGAATACGCGAAGCAGACCGCGACCAACCTCGTCGCCGAGGCCGAGAAGCAGCGAACGGAAACGCTCGCCGGCTGGAAGAAGGAAACCCAGACCGCTCTCGGCCCGAAGTGGCAGGAGGAGTTGGGATTCGCGGGCAAGGCGTTGGATGCCTTCGGCGGGCCTGACGGAGCGAAGGAACTGCGCTCCCTCATGACGGCAAGCGGATTCGGGGATCACCCGCTCATGGCGAAGTTCTTGGTCACCATCGGCAAGGCGCTCTCCGAGACGAAGCCGGGGGAGGGGACGCGCGTGAACGTGCAGGACCCGAAGGAACAGACCTACCGCAGCATGTTCCCCAAGATGTACGACGCCAACGGGAACAAGATCGGGTAGGAATTTCGAAAGGAGGCATAACCAATGCCCGCATCAGCCATCGGAAATGGGCAGCTAACCCTGCTCGATTGGGCGAAGAGGGTGGACCCGGACGGCAAGATCGGCTCTCTGCCCATCGTCGAAATCCTCAACCGCGAGAACTCCATCGTTCAGGACGCCTCGTTCGTGGAAGGCAACACCACGACCGGGCTCCTCACGACCCTGCGCACCGGACTACCGGCCATCGCCTTCCGGCAGCTCAACGCCGGGATCCAGCCGAGCAAGTCCACCACGAAGCAGATCCACTTCACCGCGGCCTGGATGGAAGGGCTCGGCAAGGTGGACGAGCGCTTGGTCGGCATGGCCTCGGACGGCCCCGGCCTGCGCCTCTCCGAAGTCTCGCCGTTCATGGAGTCCATGGGGCAGACCATCGCCTCGACCATGTTCTACGGCGACGTGCGCGTGAACCCGGACCGCTTCACCGGGCTTTCGGCGTACTACGCGGCGCTCAACGCCGGGTATCAGCGCAACCCCGAGGCGCTGGTGAACCCGTCCTCGTCCCTGCCGGACTCGGGCCGCAACGTCTTCGACTGCTCGACCAACAGCGAGGGCGAGACGTTCGGCGACCCGACGGCGGGCTACAACACGTCGCTGTGGCTCGTCTGCTGGGGCGAGCAGAGCATCACGGCCTTCTTCCCGAAGGGGAGCAAGGCGGGCGTGTCCCACGAGGACCTGGGCCGCTGGCTGGTCGATGACGGCCGGGGCATCGGGGCGCAGTACCTCGCCTGGGTCGACATCTACCGGGCGAACGTCGGTCTGGCCCCCCGGGACTGGCGGCAGGCGTGCCGCGGCGCGAACATCGACACCAACGCTCTCCAGAGCGCGGGCGACGACAACGACCAGAGCGCCAACCTGCTCAAGAACATGATCCAGATGAAGAACTACATCCAGAACCCGAACGCGGGGCAGATGTTCTTCTACTGCAACCGGGTGGTCCATACCTACATGGAGATCAAGGCCATGAACAAGTTCAACAACATGCTCACCAACGAGCGTCTGGAGAACGGCACGACCTTGACCAAGTTCGCGGGCATCCCCATACGGCGCTGCGATGCGATCCTCAACACCGAGACGCAGGTGAGCTAGGACATGGCGATAAGCTACTCCAGGTTCATCACGGGTCGTGACTCCGCAAAGGGCCTAGCCGGCTACCTCCAGCATCATCTGCTGGGGGTAGGCCAGGCGACGGTCCCGAACGGAGCCACGACCATCGCCGTCGCCGTTGCCGGAATCGCCGCCACGGACCTTGTGTTCGTGACGCTCGCGACGAAGGGGACCAACGCCTGCGTGGTCTACTCCACGACCATCGTGGCCGGGACAGGCTTCACCATCACGGTGAACACCGACCCCGGCCCCGGCGGCTGCGTGTTCAACTACGCTGTCGTTCGACCGTTCGAATACTGAGGAGGAAGAACCATGGCGATCCTTGACGCGCAGAACACGTTCAGCAACCTCGCGACCGGCGACCTGCCGACCGCGATTCAGGACAACCCGTCGGCCTACTACATCGACCAGATGCAGTCGGGCTTGAACTTCTCGGCTCCCGGAGGCGGCGCGTACGTCGCCCCGTGGGTCGTCGTGCAGGCCAGGGCCGCGTTCACGTCGGCCAATTCGGCGACGCTCATCGTCGTCGTGCAGGACGCGCCGGAGCCGGCCACGACCATGACACCGACCGGACCGACGACCTGGACCGACCGGATTGTGGGACCGACGTTCACCGTGAGCGGCTCCGTGGCCCCGACCATCAACTCGTACCTGTTGGTGGCCAGGCTGCTGCCGTCCATGGCGCGCTACATCCGGCTCGTCTACCGGATCGGGTCGTACGTCATGACGGCCGGCACGATCCAGGGGTTCCTCACCGTGGACACGCAGGTCATAGACATCGCGCTCCGCACGGCGACGGCGTACGTGACGCAGACCGGGCAGATTAGCGAAGCCGTAGCCCAGGGCATCTTGGGTCAGTAGCACAAAATCCGGCAAGGGGAGGGGCCTTGGGCTTCTCCTGGGGTTTAAGGCCCCTCCCCAAGCCATTTCCAGGGGACAATCACATGAAATACTACCGCGCAATCGGACAGGCGTTCATCCTCGGCGTCCTCGTCGACGCGAACGCCATCCTCGGCCTGACCGAAGAGCAGGAACGTGAGCTCAAGGTCGGGAAGTTCGTGGAAGAGAAGCCGGACCTCAAGGCCCTGCGCCGCGACCCGAACTCGAAGGCCAAGGTCAAGATCGGCAACAAGCTCCTCGTGGCGTGCAAGCAGTCGGAGATCGAGGGGATCGAGGGCAAGGCCCTGGAGGAGGGTTTCGTTCTCTACCCTCCGGCGAAGTCGAATATCATGGTGGGCGAGCAGCGCGGCGGCGGAACGAACGCCACCACGTTCCAGGTCACTCGCTGAACTGACCGCTGGGGGCCGGGTCCTCACGACCGGCCCCCGAGCGGCAGGAGGATAATGTGCCTCAGCCACTGTCATCCGTCGATATCTGCAACCTCGCTCTCGCCTCCATCGCCGTCAAGCCCATATCGACCCTGGGCGACCCCATCGAGGCGGCGCGCGGCTGCAAGCGGTGGTATGACTTCCAGCGCCGTGACCTGCTCGAATCCTCCGACTGGTCATTCGCTCGTAAGGCCGCCAAGCTGAACCTCATCAGCGCGGCGGCAGGGCTCTCCGATTTTCCGGATTGGGCGCAAGCGGGTCTTTCCGGTTCCGGGCCGGCCGCCAACCTCGTGGCCTCGGATTGGGTCTTTCCGTGGGCCTACCTATACGCCTACCCCCCAAGCTGCCTGTTTATCCATAAAGTCTACAACGCCCATGCTCCCAGCTCGGCCGAGGAGTGGTGCGGCTACGATCAGAGCATCCGGTTCGCGACATGGGTGGAGCGCAACCGCTCGGGCTGGGAGATCATGCGCTCGCGCAAGAGCAACCAGATATCAGTCGCCACGAACCTTCAGAGCGCCCTCGTCAAGTTCACCGAGGACATCACGGACACGTCGCAGTTCGATAACTGCTTCGTGGATGCCCTCCAGCTCAAGATCGCGGCCAAGCTCGTCGTGCCCCTGACCGGAGACATGGAGCTCAAGCAGCAGATCGATAAGGACCTGGTAGAGGCCATGTCGAACGCCTACCGGCAGAACTTCAGCGAGGCGCCCGAGTACGGGCCACGTTCAAGTGCGTACGAAGACGTACGCGGGATGTAGATGAAGCTCCGGGATCTCCAAGCCTCGTTTGCCGGAGGAGAGATATCGCCTGCACTCTGGGGCAGGGTTGACCTGGCCAAATACAAGACGGCCCTCAGGACCTGCCGCAACTTTACGACCCTCCCACAGGGCGGCGTCCGCAACCGGCCCGGCACCGGCTACGTCGCTAAGGCCGGCGACTCGACCCACGCCGTCCGGCTCATCCAATTCGTAGCCTCGACGACCCAGGCCTACATCATCGAGTTGGGCAACTATTACGCCCGGTTCTACACGCAGGGCGCGCAGGTACAGGTTGCCTCCGCGCCGGCATGGATAACGGCAACGGCTTACATCGTCGGGAACTTCGTCACGAGCAGTTCGACGACCTACTACTGCCTGGTGGCGCACACGTCCGGGACCTTCGCGACGGACCTGCAGGCCGGAAAGTGGGTCGCGCAGACGGCCTATCAGATCGTCACACCCTGGGCGTCCGCCGACATCTTCAACCTGAAGTTCGCGCAGTCGGCCGACGTTATGTATTTCGCCCATCCGAGCTATGCCCCGTCGACCATCACCTTCAACGCAGGATCAAGCTGGACGCTCGCCCCGTTCGCGTTCTCCAATGGGCCATTCATGTTGCAGAACACGAACATCAACAAAACGATCACCCCGAGCGGGACCACGATAGGATCGGGTGCGACGAAGACGATATCCGTCCTGAAGGTCCTTTCGGATGGGACGATCCAGTTGACGACATCAACGGCGCATGGATTCACGACGGGCGAGGTCATCAATATCAGCAGCAACCTCGCTTGCACGGGCACCGCCGCGGCGTATGCCGTCGCCGTGATAGCCGGCGGACAGTTCGCGGCAAACGTCGTCGACGCGACCAATTTCACTCTCTACCAGATAGGGACGACGACTCCGGTCAAAGCCGGATGCCCGCTCGACATCACGAACTACGTCAACAATTATTACAACACGCCATACGACACGGAAACCAATTATTTCCGTATCCTGTCGTCGAACGCCTGGGCCGGTACGGCCAACACCAAGATGTACTGGTACTACTATGGAGCCTACGAGTTGGACTCCGCGTTCACGGCGGCGGGTCAGACGAGCGGATCATTCACCGTCTCGGATTACAACTATGGGATGCAGCTCACTATCACGGGCTCCTGGACCGGGACGCTCACCCTGCAGCAATCCGTGGACGGAGTGAACTGGACCACGATCCAGGTCTTCAACTCAACGATTCTGCCGGAGACGGGCGCGCCGTCAGCCGGAACGGCGGCCGGCGCAACGCTCATCACCCTGACGGCGAGCAGCCCCATCTTCAACGCCCAGCAGGTGGGGGCCCTATTCGAGTTGGTCGAAACCATCACGGCTCAGACCGTGTCGCAGTCGTTCACGTCCCAGGGCCAGAACTCGGCCTCGCTGAAATGCGGCCACAACTGGAGCATCATCACGGCCGGCGGCTGGACCGGGACGCTCTATGTCCAGGTCTCCATTGACGGGGGAGTAACCTGGCAGACGATCCAGACGCTCAACTCCGGAGGGTCGGATAATTACACCACATCGGGGGACTCAGGATTCGACCAGTGCCTATTGAGGGTCTATACGCCTACCGGCCTTTGGACAAGCGGTACCGCGGCCGTCACCCTGTCATCGCTATCCTTCGACTGGCACGGAATAGTTCAGATCATGGCGTTCACCAGCTCCGTGTCCGTGTCGGCCACGATCCTTCCGTTCAACAACGCGAACACCGGGCTCTCCAGTACCAATCCCATGTGGCAATGGTCGGAGGGTTCATGGTCGACCTATCGCGGCTGGCCTACGTGCCCGGCCTTCTTCCAGGACCGGCTCCATTGGGCCTCTACGACCGCTGAGCCTCTGACTGGCTGGGCCAGCAAGACCGGCTCCTATCTCGATTACGGGACGAGCGACCCCGCTGTCGCGTCTGATTCCATTTCCTTCATCCTCCAGGGCAGGCAGCTAAACGCGATTCTGAGCATGGTAGTCATGCCTCAGTTCATGGTCGTATTGACCTCTGACTCGGAGTGGGGCATCGGCCCAGGGGGGGATGGTACCTACTCGTCTACGTCATTCACGCAGAGCCTCATGGGCCACCGGGGCAGCTCCCAGATCGACCCGGCCGTGGTCGGAGTGGAGATACTGCTCCTTCAGCAGATGGGGACAGCCGTACGCAATCTCATCTACCAACTCGCCGTCAATGGCTTCATGGGCGACGACATCAGCGTGGCGAGCCAACATCTATTCACCGGGTACGACATCGTCCAGATTGCCTACCAGCAGGCGCCGGGCAGCATCGTATGGGCCGTGCGCAGCGATGGAGTGCTCCTGTCCTGCACCTACGTGCGCGAGCAGGAATTGAACTCCTGGAACCGGCATGACACGCTCAACGGCCTGTTTGAGAGCGTGGCCGTGATCCCGAACGCGACCCTGAAACTCAACGAGGTCTGGTTCGTCGTCAACCGCGGCGGCACGCGCTACATAGAGATTCTGAAGCCGCGCGACCAGGGCACGACCCCGAGCGCTCAGTGGTTCGTGGATTGCGGAACGCAGTACAGCGGAGCGCCGGCCACCTCCATTACAGGTATTCCGTTCCCGGACGGCACAGCCGTTACCGTCCTGGCCGATGGATTCATGGTCGCCAACCCGAACCGGCCGACCGATGGAGAGGGAGCCCTGCCGGCCATCACCGTGAGCGGTGGGGCCATCACCCTACCCATTGCGGCATCCCTTGTCACCGTGGGCCTGCCCATCACGGCCGACGTCGGCCTACTGGACATAGAGAGCCAGAATCAGAGCGGCCCGCTGCAGGGCCGGCGCGTCAAGCAGCCTCGCGCGAAGATACGCTGCTGGAACTCTCTCGGCGGGTTCATCTCAACGGCAGACCCTTCGGCACAGACC